TGCTGACTCAAAAAATTTATGAGAAAAATTGTAAAAGTGAGGAACACCATAAAGATCTTCAATAAATTCACTTATATAAAATAAAGATTCGTACCTCCATCGATTATTGAACTTAGAAAAGTCCAGATTTACAATAACATATATTATGTTTATATCTGTGGCAGAAATATCTGGGTTCTTAGAGACACAATTATTAGTCATTAACAACATCTCTCTTAATAAATCCTGTTCTGACCAAGTCATAGTCTGACATTGGAGGTATTTAAAAAACTTTTCAGATAAGTTCTTTTCGGAACTGTTGAAATATAATCGCATTTCTAGTACCATCATGGCAAACAACCTCCCTTCAGGTTTCATTTCTCTCTCCTTTGAATGTAAACCAACAATTAGCCATTCTTTGGGGATCAATCCTGATTGGATAATCTCCCTAATTTCTTTACATGATACTCTTAGTCGCCTTAAGACCTCCAATAATGTTCTTCTTGATTCTGTGATATCTCTATTAACCTGGACTCTTAATATATCTGAATGATAGATTACAGGCCAGTGGTGCCTATAAGGGGCTATTGCTGTATCAGATAATAATTCTGTAAAATCAACAAAGTCATCATAATCAAATTCTTTGTAAAATCTAATTAAAAACCAAAATTTTAGATTTGCAGCATCATTATAACAGTGGAAAGCAATAGGTTGTACTTCTATCAAATTCCTGAAATCAGAAGATACTTGAACATTATCAGGCAAATAACATTTAGGCCACCTATTATTTTTAACTATGAATTGTATTACGAAGTTCCTCTTCAACGCTCCTGTCATTAACATCACCTTATCATGATCTATATGGATATCAGCTCGAGTATGCTGTTTCATTGATTCAACACCAGATATCTCATCAACAGTGGGATGACCAAAGTGCCGATAACAACCGTAAATCTCTATTAACCAAGATGGTTTCCTTGAAATATCAGTAAGTATAGTAACTAACTCCTGAATGCACACCCTCTCATCATCTGAAGTTATAGCATCTATTAAGTCTATTAAAAATCTTTTACAATAAGGCAGATTATCATAAGCATCTATAGCAACAGCTGTGCATATAGATTCAAATTTTTTGATTATAGAATATGCATTATTCCCTTTTACTCGAAGAATGCTATCCCCCCAATTGTATATAGAAAGAAGATGATCAATGAGAGGTACATGAGTAAAGTTCATTGCAGCAGACATATCACAATAGAATAAACTTAAATGTCTAGAGTATATTGTATCAGCGACCATCATTACCTGAGAGTAATTTAAAACATAAGCATTCATGCCAGAACAAACAATAATAAAATGACTGTTATATAAAATTTTAAATTGTAAGTGTCCTTCTGGGTAACTCCTCCACATATAATTTCGTTTAGTTTGAAAATATTTCATTTTGTCTCTAATATTCTCCCAAACCTCTCTTAAGACAAAATGTCTTAGAACATTATCATTAA